ATGAAGGGTTTCAGATTACTTGCTTTGTTATTATCATTTCCCCTGGCATTCAGTTCTTTTAAGGCTCCGGCCATTAGCTGGACGGCACTGGGGGATTCCTTCACTTATCTGAATGATCACCTGGACGAAAGCGAGAACCGTGTTACAAAGGGTTGGTTAACAAGGGTACAGGAACAGGTGCCTGGCCTGACCTATACCAACCAGGGGCATAACTACTGGACAACGGTTGAAATTGCGGAAAAGCTGGATAAATTCGATCTGCAGCCTTCGGATATTTATTCTGTATTCCTGGGTACGAATGACTGGTGGAATGGTGTTCCGTTGGGTACAATGGCTGATTATACCAACAATACGGGTACCGGTACTTTCTATGGTGGTTACAGAAAGATCATGGACAAGCTGCGCAGCTTAAATCCAAATGCGCATATTATACTGATGACGCCTATGCAGCGGGGGGATTTTGTGTATATCCTGAATCCAAGGATCAATGGTCATGGTTCTTATAAGGATCATAAGGGGCAGAGTCTGAAATCATTTGTCGAGGCGATAAAAGAGATCGGCAAAGCGGAGCAGGCAAATGTAGTGGATCTTTTTACGGAGTCAAGACTGGCGTTGAGGGTGGCTGTGAAGTATAAGTACCTGAGAGATCCTCAGACTTATGAGTACAAGGAATATCGTTATCCTGATTATACGGACATTCCATTCAGTGCGGTTGATGAATATCCTTACCCGGTAGGGGCGATGGATGTGACGTATGATGGGGTTCATCCTTCTGATAAAGGTAGTTCTATCATTGCGGGTATGGTAGCGAAGGTGATGAAGACGTACCAGTTTTAAAAAAGGTGTCATGATAAAAGCAGCCGTTTTAAGCGGCTGCTTTTCTTTTTTAATTAAGATGTCGGGATTAATTTTCAATGGCCGGAATTGGCGTAGCAATAGTGCTTGTGGCGATTGTAACACTCTCTTCATAATCCAGGCTGTAAATGAGCACTCTTACCCTGAAAGCATCTGTTCTTACTTCTGTATTGATCTTTGTTCTACTTAAAGGAACGATGTTGTTATTACTCCAGCCCTGTAGTGCCTGGTGCAGTTTGTGTTCCACTTCATAATAGCTGATGGCTGTAGCTGTATCGATAAAAGTACTGCCATCCGGTACAAATATATTGCAGGCCAGTTTGCATTGCAGTTCTCCACTTACACGTTGTACATTTTCCATCAGTTCTGTGCAGTTAATATTATTGAAGTCAATAAATAATACAGGCCATTGTGTGGGCATGTCTTTATAATTATCTGTCTGCCCCAGGTCCGGCGATATGCTTTTTATTTCCGGTACGGCTGCTATAATATGTGTCTGCAGCGATTGAAATAGTTGTGCGAATAAACTGTTCATTTTTTTGTTTTTAAAGTGATTAATGAGGGTGTAAATGTCGATCTAATACAGCTTTTTTTACTTCGCACTTTTAATCATAATACAGTTGGTGAAATTTGAATATTCAATAAAAGAAATGTCATTGTTTCACGATTTTTCCAGTTTTCCAAAAAGGTGTTCCTTTGTATTGTAATCGCTTGCAGCACACGGCAGGTAAGGGTTTGGAAAGAATGCTGTTGGTGTGAATGTTACTATCCTAAAAATAGATATAATAGAACAGCGATTGTAAAATAAATAAATTGTTAACCTCAAATGTTACTATTAAATGAACTAATTGGATCGTCTCCGGGGCAGGTGTTGTTGCAACAGCTCATGGACCAGGCATTTTCCGTAGTGGTCCTGATCGGGATCGCATGGATATTATGGAAACGGCAGATCAAGCTGGAAGATAAGTTGACCCAATATCTTGATGATGACCGTGAGAAAATGCTGGGTGTGATTGAAAACAATACCAAAGTTATGGAACGGCTGGAGAGCGTGCTCGAAAGTAATTAACCTATACCTATGTGATTCCCCAGATTAGTACCGGTACCCTCCTGTGAGGGAGGGTGCTTATTTCCCTCAAATTTAAAACCCCCAATATGGCCTTTTGTAAGAAAACAGGATCTAAGATCAGGAAAGTATTGCTGCAGTTCGATGCTTTCGTAGAAGAACATGCCGCAGAGGCACTGCGTGTGACATCCATTATTAAGTCAGCCCTTGAAAGCCCGCTGGTTTCCGTACTGGAAGCCATTATCCCCGGCGAAGCCGACACCATCTTTAAGAACAGTGTATTGCATGCACTGGAGATCGGTATCGACACACTGAGCATCATCAATACCTGTAAAGATGAACCCAGCCTGGAAGCAAAGATATTGTGCTTTGTAACTCATCTCAGATCAGTATCTCCGGACCTGCAGGATGCGGTGTTGCAGAAGCTGCAGAGCATCCTGCTGCGTGAGCTGGATGGCAAAACAAAGAAACAGAACGTGTATGATCTGTTCAGCCAGGCTACTTACAGCAACACGAAATAATTTTTTTATAACAATTAAAATGACCAAAAAAAGTAAAAAATGGGATTACCAAAAGTAGCAATTACATTAGGAAACGGCAACCTGGGAAGAACAGTTGCCACTGAAGATGGTGTTGCAGGACTGGTGCTTTCCGGTGTAGCTACCGCTAGCCTGGCCCTGGCCACTCCAAAAGCGATCTTCAGTCTTGACGATGCCATCGCCCTTGGCATCACAGAAGCGGGTACAAATGCTTCCGCTTATCGCCACATCAAAGAATTTTATGACCTGGCTGGTGAAGGTGCAGAATTATACATCATGCTGCTGGCTTCGACTGTTACGCTGGCACAAATGGCAGATGTAGCTTTCGCTACCGGTGCTGCCCTGCTGCTGAATGCTGCACAGGGACGTATCAGGCTGCTGGGGCTGACCCGCAATGCTGCTGCGCCAACCCTGAAAGACGGCCTGGATGAGGATGGCCTGGCTGCCATCACAAAAGCAGAACAACTGGCATTGTCTTACAGTGCTGCATTCAAACCAGTAAGAATTCTCATCGAAGGCAGAGGTGCTGATGTAGAGAATGTTGCTACCCTGAAAGATCTGCGTACCTATTCTGCCAACCATGTAGGTGTGGTGATAGGTAGTACAAAGAATGATGGAAGTGCCTCAGTAGGGCTTGTATTAGGCCGTGCTGCAGCTATTCCGGTGCAGCGTAACCTGGGACGTGTGAAAGATGGTGCTATGCCGGTGAACCAGGCATTCATCAACAGGAAGAAGGTAGAAGAGATCTCTGCGGATGACCTGTTGCATGACAAAGGTTATATCATCTTCCGCACTTTCGTGGGCCGTTCCGGTTATTTCCTGAATGATGATCCGATGTGTGCCCCTGTGACGGATGATTACAGTCAGCTGGCACTGGGCCGTGTGATCGACAAGGCTATCCTCATCGCCTACCAGACGTATGTAGAGGAGCTGAACGATGAAGTCGTGATCGATGCACAAGGCAGGATCAGTGTTCCTGTGATCAAGTACCTGCAGTCTAAAATTGAAACGGCAGTGAACCAGGGTATGGCTGGTGAGATCAGTTCATTCAGTGCTTACATTGATGCTGGTCAGAATGTACTGAGCACCGGTAAGATCATTGTGAAAGCTGCTGTTGTACCTGTAGGTTATACCAAAACGATCGAAGTATTACTGGGCTTCGCTAACCCCGCATTAAACCAGTAAAAGCTGTTATCCCCAAATAAAATTTAGCAATATGAGTTTTGACAACAAAGAAGTGACCTGGGCCAATATGAAAGTGGTGATGCTGGGCAAAGAGTTAACCGGTATCCGTGGCATCAAGTATAAAGCTATCCAGGAAAAAGAACACCTGCATGGTGCCGGTGATGAACCTATCGGCATACAGCGTGGAAAGCGTACCTATGAAGGAGAGATCAAACTGCTGAAGTTTGAATATGATATCCTGGCTGATGCTGTAGAGAAAGCTGGTGGCAGAGATATCCTTGACCTCACTGCCGACATCGTTGTGACCTATGTAAGGGATAATGAGTCCCTGCCACGTACAGATATCATTCGTGGCTTCCAGTTCAAAGATTTTGAGAAAGGCTGGGAGCAGGGCGCCAAGTTCATGGAGATCACTTTACCGATCGTGTTCATGAACCTTGTACAGAACGCCTAAATTATTTTATTAACTACAAACATTCATCAATATCATGACAGTAGAAAAATCGCTTGCCGTAAATCAGGAGCACATTGAAGCCTGGAAACAGAAATATAAAGACGTATTTAAACTCACCGCTTCCGATGGTAAGACCGGGTATTGCAGAAAGCCAAACCGCGATGAAGTCAGCTATGCAATGACCCTGATCTCCGGCGATCCGCTGGCTTATCACGAAACCATTCTGAAAGCTACATGGCTGGGTGGTGACGAAGCTATCCTGCACGATAAATCTTATCTCTACGGGTTAGGCGGACAACTGGACAAATTGCTGGAAGCAAAAAAAGTTGAAGTGGAAAAGCTTTAAGCGAGGCGTCCGGCGATTTTGACCGTAACCCACTGGGATACATTCAGACGCTGTTCGAATATTATCTGCCCAAGGTTGACACCTCGCAGCTTACAGATGCCCAGTGGGCAGAAAAGTTTGCACAACTACATGATATTCGGCAACGGGAGCTGAAAGGGTTACCGTTGCTGTCAAGATAACATGGTGTATAAAATGTAAATAATGGCAGATTTCACTACAAGCGATACCTATAATAACCTACTGAAAGCAGCGAATGCTGCTTTCAGTAAAATCGGGGTCTGGAATAGCAGCACGACTGAGGGCAACAAGAAGATGACTTCTTCACTTGCTGAAATACAGGCCGCGATGGCAAGGATCGACAAATTAAAAATGAATACCACTTCCCTGGATAGTGTGGCGAAGCTCGATAACATCAAGGCGAGATATCAGCAACGTATCAATGATATCCAGGCGTATAGTGATAAAGCAAACAAAATAAAGCCTCCTGTTGAAGACAACTTTCCTGTTGGCGAGTTGCTGAGTGGTGCGGCCAGCCTGGTAAAAATAGGTGTAGCTGCACAGCAGACCAACCAGTCCTTCGAACAGTTCACCGGTGGCTCTGCTTCCATGGCAAAGTCGATCGTGAGCAACCTGCGGGAGATGGCTGCTACAAGCCCGTATAACAGTGCGGAACTGATGAAGGGTGCACAATCATTACTGGCCAGCGGAACAGCTGTGGAAAGCGTGTTGCCTACGCTGAATGCGCTGGGAGAAGTGAGTGGTGGAGACAATGATAAATTAGGCGCGCTCTCTACTGCCTTCAGCAAATTGCAACAGGACGGACACCTCACCGGTGAGACGATGAAAGCGATGCTTGCCGCAGGATTTGATCCGCTAAAATCCATACCTGGTGCTGCCGGAATAAGCATGGACCAGTTAACCCAGTCGCTGAAAGACGGTTGTTTCAGTGCTGATGAGGTCACGAAATCACTGATGGATGCTGCACGTGCGGGTCAGATCATGGGTGGTGACAGTGGTTCGGCTGCTGATGCCTTCCACCGGCTGAATGAAAGATTCGATGCCGCCACTGCTACTGTAGGAGCGTCGCTGATGCCGATCGTAACAGGTTTTGTAGACGGTGCCCTTATTCCGATGGCAGCAGCGTTACAGCAGGTAGCCACATTCATCAGCGAAAATATTGACTGGATAGGAGGCTTTGTTACGGTAATCGGTACAGGTCTGGTGGTATACCAGTTGTGGGCAGCCGCCCAGGGCCTTGTCAATGCGCTGATGAGCGCCAACCCTGTAGGCCTGGTGATTGCAGGTGTAGTAGGGCTGATAGCGGGCGTTGTTTACCTGTGGAATACATTCAGTGGCTTCAGAGGTACTGTGATGGGTGTATGGGAAGTATTGAAAGGACTGGGTAAGATCATCCTTGATATAGCGATAGGCCCTATCAAAAATATGCTGTCGGGTATCAGTGGATTGATGGATGCGTTAGGTTATCTCATCAATGGCGATTTTGATAAAGCAGGAGAAGCCGGTTTCCAGGCGCTGAAAGACCTGACCAACTTCTCCACACTGGAAGCAGTAGCGGGAGATGTGATGGAGATGGGCAAGAATACGGCTGCTGCCTACCAGGATGGCCTGAATGCAGCACCTATCACGCTGGATGGGTTGATGGGCGGTGCTCCGGACATCCCGCATACGGATGAGCTGATGAGTGGTGGGGTCGTGAAGACCGGTCCTAACTGGAAAGCAAAGGATCCCCGACTGGGAGCTGCTGCCAAGGCACAAGCTGAAGGCATCACATCCGGTGGCGCAAGAAATGTGACGCTCAACCTGCAGAAGTTGTTTGACAACATCAACATCACGACCAATACGATCGCAGAGGGCATTTCAGACATGGAGCAACAGGTGACCGATGCTTTGCTCCGCATATTAAATAACGCAAACGCAACCACATAATTTATGGAAGTAAGCTATAGTGTCAGCAGCATCTTTGAAAGCATATGGGGGTATTCACCTGCCAACTTTGATATTTCAACTCAGCCTTTGACCACCACCGGCGCGATCAATTATTTTGGAGATAAGACCAGTCTGTATGGTACCTCTTATTTTTTACCTGTGAAACTGGGTGGCGTAGAGCTGATGCATCCTATCATCAGGATCACCAGCAAGAAGACCATTGTGGAAACTGCATTGGTGAATCGTACGGGAAGTGTGAAAGAGCTGATCAGTACTGATGATTATAAGATCAACATCAAAGGGATCATCATCCGGGACGATCATGTTTTTCCTGAAGCAGAGATCAGATCATTGAGAGAGATCTATCTGAAAGATGAAGCACTCCCGATTGATAATGCGCTGGTATCCCTGTTCCTGCAGGAAAATGAGAATGTGGTCATCACGGATCTGACGATGCCGGAGACGAAAGGCGGTGTTTACAATGTGCGAGCCTATGAAATGAACCTGGTATCAGATAAGTCCTTTAAGTTAATTAAAAGCTGATGTATAAACTGATCTGTGAAATTAAAGTGGGCCCCTATACATTCGACACGGTGAATAGTGTAAAGATCAAACGCAGCCTTCACGTTTTCGTGGATACAGCCACCTTCACGATCCCTGCTTCTGCGGTGCTGAAATATGAAGGCACATTACCTTCTTCTTCCGTGGTGAAGACCGCGGAGGAACTGAAGGAAGGGCAACGGGTAGAGATCTGGCTGGGCTATGATAATGAGCTGAACCTGGAATTTGAAGGTTACGTAAAACGGATCAATGCCCGCACACCGTGTGAGATAGAATGTGAAGGATTTAGCCTCGAGCTTAAGAAAGTAAGTATACTAGAGAGCTACCGGACTGTGAAGCTAAAGGACCTGCTGGAAAAAGTGATACAGGGTACGGATATCAGGCTGAGTCCCGAGATCCCCGACATGACCTTACAACAGGCATACTTTGCCAATAAGAGCGGGACGGATGTACTGGACTGGCTGAAAAAGGAGAGGTACCTGAATGCATCGTTCCAGCAGCATGTACTGTATGTAGGTGATGATTATATCAAAAAACCGCAGCGGGCGGTATATAACAGGAACCGGAAGTACAGTGATCCAAAGTTTGAAGCACCTGCCTATGTGCCGGTAAAAGAACCCACGAAGTATGAGCTTGGCTACAATGTGATCAAGGATGATCAGCTAAAGTTCAGGAAAGCGGAGAATTCAAAAATACTGGTAAAGGCTATTCACCACGATAATACCAATAAGGCAGTAATAGGTGAAGCGGGTGATAAGGATGGTGCTGTTACCAATATCTACGTGCCTTCGGCTGAGAAAGAGGCAGAGTTGAAACAAGCTGCAGAAAATAAATTGAAACAGCTGAAGTATGATGGATATGAAGGTAAGCTCACAGCGTTCCTGGTACCGTTTGCATTTCCAGGATGCCTGGCCAGTTTGGAAGACCCTAAGTTTCCGATACGAAATGGTACCTACCTGGTAGAAAGTACAGAAGTAACCTTTGGCCGTGATGGTGCCAGGAGGATTTGTGAACTCGGAATAAAAACAGGTTAATCATGAGCAGACAAACAGCCGAGCTGATAAATGCTTTCAGGAAGCTGGCGCATACGGAAACAGTCATTATACCAGGTATTGTGCAGGCGGTGGATGAAGAAAAAGGTACACTGATCGTGCAGACCGCGGAAGGGTTAAAGATCGAAGATGTACGCCTGCGTTCTGTAATAGGTGATAATGACGGCGTGATGGTGTTTCCACAGAAAGGCAGCAGTGTACTGATGGCACGCATCAACAACAGCAACAACTTTGTCGTGATCAGTATTGAAAAGGTAGATAAGGTGAAATACTTTCTATCAGGCAAATACCTGGAAATGGACAAGGACGGATTGCAGGTGAGTGCCGGAGATGATACGCTGAAAAAGTGTATTGACGACCTGCTGGATGAGATCATTACGATCTATGCACCTATGAACAAAGCAGCCTTTACAGACATCAAACAGCGATTGGCTAAAATTTTAAAATAAAAAACTATGGCCCTTAACAAAACCACACTGGAAGCTGCTATCAAGAGTGCTTTTAAGAGCATGAAGGAGGCAGGGGGAGACGAAGAGCAGGGGTTAAATACTTTTTGCAGCAAACTGGCAGAAGCAATGGATGCCTATGTAAAGTCTGCGCAGATTGTGTATACATCTGGCCTTACTGCTCCCAATGGCCCGGTATCCGGTGTGTTCAATGGTAATTTAACATGAAAGATATATTGTTTAACCCGAACCTGGACCTTGATTTTCGAACGGGAGACCTTGTCATGGGTTTCAGCGATCTGCAGCACCAGCAGTTGCTACTTGTAAACAACCGGGGAACTTTTAAAGAGTTCCCCGATACAGGGGTAGATGCTTTTGGTTTCCTGCAGGACAATAACTATGCTGACCTGCTGACAGAAATACGTCGCCAGTTTATAAAAGATGGCATGACGGTGAAAAAGATCAATCTTGATGCGTCCGGGCAATTAAATATAGATGCAACCTATGGCAACAGTTAATGTAAAGCCCCATCAATGTTTACTGGATCTGTCCATGCAGGAGAAAGGAAGTATTGCAGCACTTTTTGATTTTGCGGTACTTAATAACTACAGTATCACCGACGACCTTGTCGCAGGCAGTACACTTCAGGTGCCGGACAGGGATATCCTGGATATGGAAATATGGCAGGCACTGAACAGGGCCGCTGTCATTCCTGCCAATGGTTATACGGCAGCAGATGAAATGGTCATTAAAGGTGGCATTGATTACATGGGCGTGCAGATAGATCTGCGTGTAAGTTAACCCCAACAAAATATTTATGGCAAGAACAATCACCGAAATTCAGGCTGACATGATCAGCCGGGTAAATGCCACCCCTGAGCTGGCAGACCTCAATAGTACCAGCAAGACAGCCATCTGGAGATTATGGACTTACATTATTTCAGTATGTATCTGGGCATTGGAAAATCTTTTTGATCAGCATAAAAATGAAGTGACGGCTCTTATCAATGATAAGGCGCCACATAGTCTTCGGTGGTATGCGAACAAGGCTAGAGATTTTCAATATGGATCAGAGCTGGTAGCAGGAGAGGATTTTTATGACAATTCCAGGCTGACTGAAGATGCAGTAGCAAAACAAAAGATCATTGTATTCAGTGCGGTAGTGGAGCAAAGCAAGGGCTTGCGGTTGAAAGCGGCACGTCTTGTATCTGGCGATCTGAATGCCCTTGATGCACAGCAGCTGGCTTCATTTAAGGAATATATGAACAGGATCAAAGATGCAGGAGTGAATCCGCTGCTGGTAGAAAGTCAGGCACCGGATAGTCTGAAGCTGTCGATCCGGTTGTATTATAATCCACTGGTATTGGGCGATGATGGCTCGAGGCTGGATGGTACTGATCCTGATCCGGTAGGCAACAAAGTAAGGGAGTACCTCAAGAATCTGCCATTCAATGGTACGATGGTACTGGCTTACCTGGTGGACGCATTGCAGCAGGTAGATGGTGTGGTGATCCCGCATATATGGCAGGCACAGGCACGTTATGGTAATCTGCCTTACACTGCATTTGATGTGAAGTATACACCTGATGCCGGCTACCTGCGCATTTTGGAGAAGAATGACCTGGATATTGATTTTATCCCACAAAGTGTAATTAAATGAGTACCATTTTCGAAGTAGATTTCTCAAAGCTGACCAGGTTGCTGATGCCGCCAAGATTGCGCAAGACGAGGCATGTAGCATGGGTACAGGTTTTAATGAGCCCTGTCAATACATTGTTCCAGCAGTTCAGACGTAATCGTGATGCAAACATATACAGGCTGAAGATCACGCCACAGGTGGTGTACATGGAGCGATTGCTGAATGACCGTTATGATATAGCGGGCAGGAGGATCCGGATAACAGATGCGATCAGCTATGAAGCGGTCTACATCTACCAGGAGGCGGAAGCGAAGGACCATGCACTATACCAGGAGAGTGAATTAAGACCCACTTACCTGTATACAGAATCGGAGATAGGCGACAGCACGTCAGACTTCTATGTGATGGTACCGGCTGATCTCAGTTTTAATGAAAACGAGATGATCGCCCTGATCGATGCATACAAGCTGGCTGGGAAATCTTACAAAATTCAAAAAGCATGAATAAAATAGAAAAATTAACAAACCTGGGTGGGTTTCCTATGACCCAGTATACGCTGGAATTTATGCAGCAATCATATCGTGATGCGCTGGCGGCTATTTCCAAACTGGTAGGCAACAGTGTGATCGTGTCAGGTATGGAGGAGACCGGGAGTACAGTAGCGGACGGCTGGATCAGTTACAACGGGGAGTTGCTGCCCTTTATTGGCGGCGCCAGGCAGTCTACGTGGATCGTAGAGGAAATAGCGGAAGGCAGGCTGTTTGCAGACCAGGTGACACGTGATGTATACATTACACGCAGGGCAAGGTTTGCTTCTGGTGGAGTACCTTATACCAACCTGCAGCGTATTGATACTTTGCTGGCGCAGAAGAGCACTATTGCGAACCTGCAGGCCGCATTGAACCAGCGTATTGACAGCATCTGGAAAAGAGGTGACGTTATTGAGCTGGATGTAGATGCCGGCTACATATCCACCAACTTTGATGGTACTGGTCTTGGTAGAAATGAACGGGCCGGCTGGGCGATATGTAATGGTAACAATGGTACGCGCAACCGTAATGGCAGGTTCCCTGTAGGGTATGATCCAAATCGCTGGCCATATAATGTGATGGGTAATACAGGTGGATTGGAAACAGTCACACTGTCTGTAAGTGAGATGCCTTCGCACGCGCATACTTTTTATGGTTGGGGTGATTACAAGGTAGACAATGTGGGTACCGGTGGTACGGTGACTACCAACTATGACCGTAGTGGTACGCTTGATGCGCGTATGAATAGTGCGGGTGGTAACCAGCCACACGAGAACCGTCCTCCATATATTGTTTCACTCTTTATCATGAAATTATAATAGATATGGCAATACGCGAACGTAATAAACTAAAAGGATGGTTCCAAACGGGATCCTATCCTACCCAGGACCAGTTCTGGGATTGGCTGGATAGCTTTATACATAAAACAGAGGACCAGGTGAGTATAGAGAATATTGCCGGCCTGCGGAATCTGCTGGATGCGAAAGCTGATCTGGAAGCTTATATGATATTGTACCAGCAGGTGCAGCAACTACGGCAGGGAAGCGGGAAGATCTACAGACTGGACATTATCGCTCCGCTGACCGATGAAGAACTGAATACTGCTTATCCTGATGCGAAGCGTGGTACACAGGTGATCTGTCCGGGTATCACACAGGGTGGAGAGTTGTATGAGAAGTATGATGATGATAACCATGCATGGTTCAGGTTGTATATGACGAAACCTTCAGCAGGTGGTAGTGGTGGCAATCTGGGAGAGCCGGTGGATATGGAGATTGATAACTATGTATGATCCTAAAATCTTAGAAATGAATTTTGAGCTTAAAAAAATAATCTGGGCAGAAGATGGTACGCCTACACAACCACAGACCATGAGCCTGCGCTATCGGAAAGTGGCAGATCCTGATGAGGAGTCAAGTTATGTTTTAGTATCGGACGGTTTGCTGGTATTGGAGAGTGGTGCGATATTGAATGCACCTTCCATTACCGGGCTGGCAGATAATACTTCTTATGTATTCAGGCTGACCAGCTATGCGGATGAGACAGTAACCGTAGATGTAAATTATACCACGCCGGATGAAGAGGAAGTGCATGTGGCACCGGAAGTGTATTACCCCAATTCAAGGGTGGAGGTAGTGGATGAAAATGCGAATTTCAATCCTTCTATTGTTGGTGCATATTATTCGCTTCGGAATAGCTGGGTGGCAGTAAGCGGCACATACGGCAAGTTGCAGACCAACTCCCAGGTATTTACCAGGGCAGTCGCTGATGGTTATGGCTTTTATATTCCAGCTAACCTTGGTGAGATGTATATAGAGGGCATGCACCTGCGGAGTATTATTAACAATGTCGGAGGTAATGCTTATGGGTTAGGTATTGAATTTTGTATGACGGCTATTGACAACACTGGTACTGGCAGGTTTCCACTTATTTCCTGTATGGATGAGAATGGGGTAGGGGTGTTTGTATACGTGGATCTGGCAACAAAAAAAGTATACTGGGAGCATACCAGTGCGACGTTGAAAGAGACGCTGGTAAGCGCAGGAACGGTCAGCTATGGTCAATGGAATCGTGTAGCGATCCAGTATCCGCCGGTTAATGGAGAGGGATCCGTATGTACCTTGTACCTGAATGGTGATAGCACCAGTACTGGTACGATGAGTATGACCAATTCGATCACAAATGCCAGCACAACAGCGTTGGTAAATATTGGTACTACGCAGTACAATAAGGCAGCGAATGCAGGTAAGGGCTATTTTCGTAACCTGAAGTTTACTTACTCGCCGCTTAGATTGTTCATGGAACCAATTATCAATCCTCCGAAACTTGTTATAGTTATGACAAGGCAGGAGGCCAGGGCTTCGGGGTATGTAGTACCTGCTACAAGTGTGATCTCGGAGGAGAATACCAGGATAGCATTTAACATACCTGAGACGATATCAGCCGGGCTATATGATGTCACTGTTGAATATGGTGATGCTGTAACGGCTCCAAAGCAGATCGTTGTATATGCTTTCGATAAAGTAAATGATACGAGGGTGCTTGACTTTCAGGCGGATGAGTATGCGGTAAATACGTTCAGGAGTAGTTTCTACCTGGTGTCGCAAGGATTTGCGGGGGCAGAAGGTGGCGTGGCAGCGGAGAATGTGTATATCAGGAATGGTCTGCTCACGCTGGAAGCGCATGGAGATGGTTATACCGGAACATTGCAGGGTTTCAATCCGGATGGTACGCGCAAAAGTCACCTGTATGCACAGGATCCGAAGTTTGGTACGCAGTGGATCACCCGTGTGGGTGCTATGGTTGCATCCAAAGAGTATTATGGTTATGGTTCATTCAGGGTGCAGGCGAGATTGCCGAAGGAGTTGGGTGTGGTACCTACCTTCTTTGTGTCGCATAAATGTATCACCAAGGCACAGGAGCCATTTGCAAATGAGCTGGGTGGGAAAGGATTGCGTGCGAATGGTGGCAAGGATGCAAATGGGATTTATATTGACATGAGACAGGAGTTCTCTATGCAGATGCCTACGACCGATAGTCACAATACATTTGACACGATGGATGATGTGCTGAATGCCGGGTTTATAAGACCTGTATACCTGTTGGGACTTGATTACCTGAGAGTGTCCGTAGTCAATGATCCGGATCCTGCAAATAATGGTACCTGGGATTTGACCAAGCCGGCAGACAGAAAGCTGCTCAGTGGCTGGACGAAGGTGAGTGATACGCCTCACCTGTACAATCAGCCTTTCAATAATTATGTGAGGGTGACAAACAGGATGAATAATATCGGTATGGGTAATGGGATCACTACTGAGCCGGCGAATATTGATTCATTTATTACTTATATGCTTCCGGCTGCGGGTTTGAATATTTGGGACGGTGAGTTTCATGAGTTCAGGATGGATTGGGAGAGTGGGAGAGTGGATTATTATATTGACGGTGTGATGATCCGTCGTAATAATCAGTATGTACCCTGGATCCCGGGACGCTTTGGTATGGCGTTGTTATTTCCGACGGAAGCGGAGGCGGGTAGTTCATGGAAGGCGGATGAGGCAAAGATGTGGGGTGGTAAGGCGCCGTGGCATCATCAGCAAATGGATATCAGGCGGATTGAATATATTCCTTCTGCGTTTGGTGCAGTGAATAGGTTGATTGGTGAGACGTTTCCATTGAAAGGAATGAGGGAGTATTAGTAAATGAATATCCCGGGAACCTGTGGCGAGGGTTTCCGGGATTTGCCAGTCCAGATTTGAATGTGTTTGAGTTGCTTCTGTATGTCAATAGTCGCTTTTGCCGTAACACTGTACCACAAAGGGTTTTAAATTATAAAGAGGTGGACTGGTATGTATATTAAATATCATATAATTTCTTTAAAACATACAACTGTAATTGCATGTGTTACGTATGTACCTGATAAATTTTAGTATGCATATTCGTAAACTATTTTCACTGTTGCTGCTTTTGACAGTGTCGATGAGCTCTTTTATGCCACAGGATGAGCCACATAGGGGCATAACTTTGACTGCCATTGGCGATTCGTTCACGTTTTTAAATGACCACCTGGAGGAAAGTGAGAACCGGGTTGAAAAAGGCTGGATAACAAGGACGGCGGAACTGGTGCCTAACCTGACTTATATCAACCAGGGGCAGAATTATTTGACAAGTGTGGAGATTGCCTACAAAATAAATGACCTGGGTTTGCAGGCGTCGGATGTATATACCATTTTCCTGGGCACCAATGACTGGTGGCTGGGTGTGAAAACTGGTACGATCGATGATTATACCAACAACACTGGTATTGAGACTTTGAATGGGTCTTTCAGGGTGATCATTGACAAGCTGCGTAGCCTTAATCCCCAGGCACATATTATTTTGATGACTCCAATGCAGCGTGGTGATTTTGTGTACATGCTCAATCACAATTTTAATAGCTGGGGATCTTATAAGGATCAGGAGGGCCAGAGCCTGGAGTCTTTTGTGGATGCGGTGAAAGCAATTGGGAAGAAGGAGAACCTGGAGGTAGTGGATCTTTATAGTGAGCCCAGGTTAGCGATAGAGCATGCGGTGAAGTTTAAACTGCTCAGGGATCCGCTGAACGGGGAGTATAAAGAATATACTTATCCTGAATATACTAAGATACCGTTTATAGTGGGGGATAAGTATCCTTATCCTTTGAAGGCGATAGATGTGACTTACGATGGGATACATCCTTCTGATAAGGGGTGTGGTATTATTGCGGAGTTGTTGGCGAAGGTGATAAAGGAGATTCAGTTTTAAGTAGTAAAGTAATATGAAAAGGGCATCGACATTTTGTTGATGCCCTTTTTTATTCTAATACGCTGACTAAGTATAATTTTTAAAATTAATTGCACGGAATGGTTTATTATCGTAGATCAGCATCTGATGAAAAAAGTACCAGGATTTAATAATTAAATGTATGCAGAAAGTGTTTGTTTCCTTGCTACTAATTTATTGGTTTCACTGGTGGTGGTGTGATACCATGCGACTTCATCAAACTCAACACTTTCCTTCGCCATCCTGCTCTTGGCAAAATCCAACTTTTGCCTGTAGGCAAAATGTCAATACTATCATGGGAATGATGTGGTCTGGAAGGCAGTGCTTTATAATTGATCTCATCAAATGCCAATAATAGATGAATATCATCGATTGGACTTTTTTCTAAATCAAGATCAAATAATGAACGATATTTTGATCCTTTAAATCTTATGAGCTTTTCTGCAAGCATCGCATAAAGATCAGGTAATGCAATTATTTCCGTGATAAATTCCAGGTCATAAATATCCTTCTTAGCCTTTCTGCTACTTGCACTCATTAATTTTAATAAACCGATATCCCTCAGCGTAAGCAATTTTATTCCTTCTGAAAATTCGAATGGATCAATAAGAGGAATATTCTGGATGATTTCTAACTTGATAATTAGTTCATCCTGTTTTAGAATGAATGCCCTTAGAAATACGTATTGCTCACCCAGTGCAGGATCAATAATTTCACAATTAATTAAACGGCTTGTATAAAAGTGCTGTAGTTCTGATTGAATATTTTCCATACCAGCCTTGCCTACGAGTTGACTTGAAAATAAATCAATGTCTATGGACCTTCTGTGATTAAATCTAAACGCCAGATTGGTCCCACCAGCTAATGCAAATGAGGAAAGGCATGGTAATGATTGAAGTTCAACAATGGCATGGACAAGCTCTTGTGAAACAGCTTTATCCGCATAATTATCAGGCAT